GTTCAATTTTTTCAACTTTTGTAATATCTTCTCCCATTTCATGTAAATAACTTTTATGATCGTCAATGGTTTCATCTAAAACCATTTCCGCAATATCTCTTTCTCGACTAAAAGACTTAGCCTTATGTAAAGAGAGATACCAAGGAGTCTTTAATTTTACCATGTCACCATTTTTAAATTGAACAACAATACCTTCGTAATTCTCTTTCTTAGAGATTATCTCCTTAGCTTTTTCAAATCCTTCGCTTTTAATTGCTTCAATTTCATCTTCTGGTAAAGAACAATCAGCCGTATTAATACTAAACCGTTGTGCAAAATTAGATACTGTTTTAGGTTCGAAATACGCACCTGTAATATTTTCTCGAATGTGTAATAAACGAAATTCGGGATTTGGGTATTTTAACACTATTCGACTTGTCGGACTAACCCATTCAAAAATAGGTGTTAAATTTCGATTCAACAAATATGTACATAAATAAAAAACCTTTTTTCCCATATAACTTCTATAAAAAACATAATCATTTGCTTCTTGGGCCACAGAAGAAGAGAAAGATTTTTTACTTTTAAATTTCAACCCTTTATCAGTAAATACAGGATGAACCATAGATCCATCAATCTTATCAAAAATACCCATAATTTCCCGACTATCTAAATGTTCTGGAAACGTCTCTTCCTTTTCTCCCACATTGAAAAATTTATTCAATGGTCTACTAGCAATAAAATTATCACTATCAAATGTAATACCTCTACATTCAAGAGCTTCTAAACTATCAAATGTAGTATTATCAGAAATCATATACGAAACAATAGTAAAACCATCTTCTTCTTTAAAGACGATCTCATTCTTATCTCGTAAATGGTCTAAATCACTAATATGATGGATCTCTGCAAAGTTATCCTGTACTATCATATTCTACCTCTAGCAATAATTGCGAAAGTACCATTCTCTAGCATGATTAGAAATGGCTTTTTTAGCTTCCTTTTCACTAAGTTGTGAACTTTCTAATACATCTTTCTCTTCCTTCATTACGTCATTAACAACCCATTTCAAAAAATCTCCAGTGGCTTTTTGATCTGGTTCTATACCCATTTCATTCAAATATTCAATACCTTGATTAAGACGATTTTCAGTAACGACACGCTCAACAAAATCTTTGATGTTCTGTGCTTTCTCAGGGTCAATAGAAATCTTGCTTTTGTGCTTGCTGACAGAGTGCTTTTCTCCTTTTACTTTAAAAATTAATGGATGATTGTGTACATATTGTATATAATTTTTAAATACAACTCCTTCGCCAATTCCTTCCACACCAAAATATTCACCAACAGGGCATTGTTTTTCAACGTCATTTACTATATTTTCCATCTCTTGCAATGCTGGTGTTGGATCATTAAAATCCACTTCAATCATCCATTGTTTAAAAGTATCTATTGTATAGATTGGGGTATTTTCAATAATTTCATTATCTAAGAATGGACCCATCCAAGTAGATTCTTCTTTATTAGCATGTAATACTACATCAAACACAACAAACATCGGATCAAGCTTCTCTAAGGCAACTCCCTTCTGAATATTTCCACCACACCATTCGCCATATATTGCCACAGGACCATAATTTTTCAAATAATTCATAACATGATTATGGTCAAATGTATATCGACCGAAAAAAGCCCCTAAAAATGTTTGCTTATATTCTTCAACAAACTCTGCAAAACCATGATTATCATTATTAATATCAAGTAACCTATTACGAGATTGTGCCCTCATGTTTCCTTCTTCATCAATAACAACACCTGCATTCGTACCATGTAACTTAGGAGAACCTTGAAATTGTAGAATTGGTTTTGACTGATTTTGATATATCTTGTTGACTGACTTAGCAATATTACGAAAGTTTTCAATAGAAGGATATTTAATAAACATTAAAAAACTCCTAGATAAAAATGGCGGCAAACTCTTTTTGAGAGATGCCGCCATAATAAAATAAATTCGAAACGTTATATGAATATATTTTACATCTTCATATTTTATATTTCAAGCATTATAAAATTAATGTTGCAGCAATTACAGAAATAGCAAACCCATTGCAAAGAATATGCATAGTATTGTCAATAATAATATAAATCCAGTTTCCAATATGGTGTGGTGGGCCATTAGATTCAGAAAACCCATCGCCACGCATTTCATTTAATGAATAACGAAAATGTTTAGGACCTAAAATATTTTTACCCCATACAACATACTTAGCTAATTTATAATGATCTATAAAGTAATGTGTTGCTGCTATAAAGAATAAAGCAAACGGATTTAACGTCAAAACCAAAAATGGAAGTGTATAAACTATACAGTGAACAGTTGTTGCAAATTTCCCATCTACATGATGCTTTCTTGTTGCCATCCAATCGGATTGAAGTATATAATCACCAACTAAATGAGCAACAATTTGTCCTGCCGTAAACATTAGATATTAAACTCCTATTGAAAGAACAATTACCAGAACAAGAAGACCAAACCATATTAAAAAAGAAAGAAATATTTTTAATAATTTGTTTTTATTCATATTATATATCTTTAGTCAAAATTATCATTTATGAACCCAAAAATCGTTGCTATTAAATAGCAAAGAAAAAGAAAAAATAGGAATACAAATATACCTACACAATTTGTAATAAAAGCTCCTAAACTAATCCCTAAAAGAAACCCAATAATAATCCCATCAAACGAATTTAAATTAAAGAGATAATAAAACATTCTACATTTACCTATATTTCTTCTTGTTCATCAAGAAATTGTGTATTATATAAAATCTGACTTGTAATAAAATCATTTAAAATATACTGAACTTCTTCAATTTCTTCATATGTTTCAATATTCGCGGGAATAATGAGGGTACAACCATCTAACATCTGCTTTTTAATTAATACGTTGGGATTATTGAAATCCGCAATTTTATTGATAGTATTCTTCATTTGTCATTTCCTTAAATAAAACTTAATTCCTATCACTATTTAATGAATTTTAGTTAAAGAAATCATTTAACGAAGCTCTTTTTTCATAATCCCAACCAATCATTTTTAAGACCCCATTTAAAGGTTCAATAAATGTTTTCTGCCATTGCAAATCATAATTTATATAGTCTAACAAATTTAATTCTCTAGGTAAATAGGTACTAAACCCAATTACATTAGCAATTGTTGGATTTGCCTTATTTAAGAAAACAAATTTCATCTTATCGCTCTCAAAAATGGGAGAATACTTTTCTTGTAAATTATTCTTTTTCAGTTCTTTATTAAAGTTGATGGCTGCTTTCACATGCTGAGGAGTTCCAGATTTATAACCCATATTATCATCAACCCACTTTTTAATCTCATTGACTCCACGAGGAAACGCAATATCTTCTGGTGATAATGAATAGAACTCATCTTTAAAATCTTTAACTAATTGAATCAATGTTTCTTCATTATCATTAAGAATAATTCCATAAGCTTCTTTAAGCTTTTTCCTCACTATTTCTGGGTGAGTAGATTTAATAGCTTCCATACCCATAATTTTCAATTTAGGTGGATTATATCTAACCCCCTCATCATCATATACATTCATAATATAATGCTTTTTTGAAGTCCAAACTGCACGATCTGCTAAAATTTCTCTCTTCATTCCCATCTTTTGGGCATAGGCATTCAAATAATCTGCTAAATCTTGATAAATCTTTTCAATTTGTGGTTCAATAACTTCACTAACAAATTTATCCAACCAATTAACAGTTTCATTTACATCATACCAAGGATCATCAAAGTTAGCTCTAACAACTTCATCAAGTTCAATATATGCAGAGTCCGTATCACAATAAATCACATATTTTTTACCCTTTGTACCCATCCATTCATTCATAAATTCATCAAGACGTTCTTGTGCCCAACGAATTACTAGCTGACCATATGTAGTAATAGCGGATGCAATAGGTAAAGAATATAGCCTGAAATACTCATTTCCACTGGCACCATAAAGGGCATTCATCAATACTTTCTGCCCATTCTGCTTAATATCATACATAGCAATATCATTTTCTATTCCTTCATAACCGTTTCCAGATTCTTCTATCTTTTCTAACTCTTTTCCTTTATTTTTATTCTCATTACGAGTCTTATATATAATCTCCATTAGAATATTAAAAATAGACTTTTTATCTGTTCTAAACAATTGACCATTTGGTGTCAACGTCCAGTTATGATCTTTCAACCAAGATAAGTCTCTTTCACGATGAAGTAAACTTTCTACATTAACCCAAGACAAATCTTGACCATGCTCTTCTGGCATAACCATTGTTTCACGACCAAGATTAGCCTGTTGCATAATGTGTGGATACAAAGAATTAAGGTCTACAGAAATAACCCAATTTGAAAATCCTGTTTTGGGCTCCTTAACATAAGCTCCTTCGTAGGCTTGTAATTTATGTCCCTTTTTATTAGGAGGAGGTACTATATTTTGTTTCCATAGATAGTCACAACAAATAGAATCCCATGTTTTTACAGGAGAAAGAGAATCTTCAAAATTTACTTTAGCATAATAAGACATTTCATAAGTTAGATCAAGAAGTTTAATTTTCTCGTCTAATTGCTTAACAAGATCCACGTCATGAATATTGTATTCAATAAATTTTTGATGATTGGTTTCATATAACTCATTCAATCCAGCAACTTCAGAATAATCAATCTTTTGACCTAACCCTTCAGCATACGCAATATGATCTAATGAATAGGATTCACGAGGTTTTAAAACATACTTTTTATATAGAGAAAGATAGTCAATCTCTGATATGCCTACAAAATTATAACTTATTATTTTTTCACCAAAAGCATAAACATACTTATCCTTTATAATCCCCCAAGGAGATAATGACTTGAAAGCTTTTTCGCCTAAGACTAAAAATATTCTATTACCAATATATGGTATATCGAATGCACTACTATTCCATCCAACTACTATATGTGGATAGTTCAGAGTCCAATAATAAAGAAATTGGTGAAGTAATTTGGCTTCATTTTCACATTTTACATATAAAACATTATCTTTATGTTTTTGATAATCTCCAGTACCAAAGACTATAAACATATTCTTATAAGAATCCCATAATGTAATTGCCGTTATGGGATCAAAAGCATCTTCAGCATTCGGAACTCCACCACTAATATAAGTCTCAATATCAATAATGAATGTACGAATATAATTTGAATCATAATCTATAGCATTAGGATATTCTTCTTGTATCCAAGAAATAGGAAATTTTTGTAAACCATGTATTTCAAAATTTTCAACATCTTCATAATTCTTATAAAATTCTTTAGCTTCCTTCATATCATTAAAATCAATACGAGATAATGATTCTCCAAAGAATCCCTTATAATCCCCTTTATTGGATGGTACAAATAAAGAAGGAGCGTATTTAATCTTCCTACGCTCCTCTTGCCCATCCACAATTTCACGAACTAAAAGATTCTTACCCCATTGTTCGACATTTGTATAAAATTGCATAACACCCCTTATCTTTTTAGTAAAAGTCTATTATATTACAAATCTTTCTGATATGAAACAATTTCTCCTAGTCTACGAGGGATCAAAGGGCTTTCGTTTTGTGTCGTCCTTTCTTTTTCCTTTAAATGTTGTTTAATACGCTCTTTAATTTCTAAAACAACAGGATCACAATCTTTTTCTTGTTTACCATAATTGATACCATCAATAAAAGATATTATTTCAATAAGTTTTTCTTTATCGGATTGCATTCTCTACTCCTTTAATTCTGAATGTTTCCATTACATAATCTCCAAAATCATACAATTCTTCTTTTGTACTATCATTACAATAAAAGAAATCATTTTCAGTTAATTCAAGTTCATAAGATTCGCTTTCATGTTCTAATACTTTTGTAGACCAATCAGCAGCTAATTTAATAATGATTCCTCCTCGTTCATGAATCCAATCAACTTCATTTGGAAACCGAACATCAGTAATAACCATGCCATTTTGTAAAGAAGAAACCTTTTGCATTTCTGCTTCGGCTCTTTTTAACCATATATCTCTTCGGAATGTGTTTCTTCCAAAGTCTGTACCAAGAATTTGAGCAATATAACGAGGAGAAAATCCCCAATAAGGATTAATCTCCTCCTTTTTCTGTTTATCATAAAAATCTACAAGGGGGATGTCAAACATAATAGATGCAGCTTTTTTAATTGGATCTGCAAATGCATATTGATAGAAGAAATAATGTTCTTTCAAAAATTCACCTAATGTATCCTTTCCTACATCTGCTTTGCCTGCAATTCCAATTAACATTTATTCTCCTGTAATAATTTTATTTGGATCATAATCAAAAGAACTATCACCATCAACACCAACACGAATAGCCATTGCTGCAACTTGTACTGCTTCTCTATATACATCTAAATTAGTAACGCTTACATTATTAAACTTATGATCTAATAATGCTTGACTCAATTCACCTACTTCTTCAACTAAAGCCGTATTTTGAACACTATTATCAGGAAACTTATTTCTAGCTTTAACAAGTTCTTCTTTAATATCTTCAAACATAACTTTTTCTAATAAAGAATGAAATTCTTCATCTATCTTTTCTTCTTTATTAAATGTATTATTAAAAAATTCTTTAATAAAATTAAACATATAAACTCCTTAAATAGTTTATATCTTTTTGATCTGTAATCCTTACAAAGAACATATTCGTTCTACACCTAGAACATCTATTAGGCCCAAGTTCTCCAGATTTAAGAGTGAATTGTTCATGAAAATGACGACAGAACATAATTGTATTACCAATTTTTTAAATCATTTTCTTTCAATCTCAACGGTTTTAAATTATCTTCTGTAATACTCGGATTCATAACCTAATCCCACAAATCTTTAAAGTATTTCTTAAAGAGAACTAAAGCACGTTCTATATTATAGTCTTTAGAAAAAACTTGATATGATCCAAAACCATCAATCATGATCTGCAAAACATTATTCCAATGATCTTCAAGCATTTCTTTATCATCATAATTTTCCATATTAAATAAATCAATAAAACCAATCACATTAGATTCCATTGAAGATGGAGCTAACACCTGATTATTTTCCTTATATACTTTCAATCTCTCTGTCAAGAATTTTGCGATGGTCAAATCAAGATTCCAAACTTCAGAATCATCCCAACCACGAGTTCTGCGTTGCCAAAAATGACGCACAGCACGAACAACCATTCTAACACGAAACTTAACTTCATCGTATTTAAACTCTATAAAATCTAAAACCGATTCAAACATTGATTTCTCCATTAATTCTTACCTGTTGAACCAAAACCACCCATGCCTCGATTGGTTTTTACTGAAGGTGGATTTAAAAGTTCCATTGTTTCATATACAACATCTTTATGCAATTCAAACTGTGCAATTCTATCTCCATGAGCAATATAACAATCTGTATTGCTTAAATTAATTAAAGGTACAAACATTTCATTAACATAATCTGAATCAACTACAGGTTCGCAGTTTACTACAGTAACACCTTGTTTAATTGCCATACCACTTCTCGGATGGCCTCTATAAGAATAACCATCAGGAAAATCACCAATCAATCCAGTTGGAACTAATAATCTATGCCAAGGCTTTAATAAAATAACAATAGTACCATCATTATCAAATTTTTTTCGAACATGCTCTAATCTATTCAATGTATCAAAACCTTTTACTTCGCTTACATGCTTTAAACAACAATTAATATCTACACAAGCTGAACCTGTAGTAGCTTGCTCAGGAATTACAGCTTCTTCATGTAACTTATAAAAACCAACTAAGGGGATATACTGATCCATAAATTATCCTATATTAGCGATTGATTATCTGCCTCAACTACGCGAATTGAAAGTCAATTTCCCATAGAAGAAATACAACATGATTGTAACAAAAATGGAGACTTTTATAAAGTCTCCATTCATATAATTCCTATCTTCTTTTTATGCGTTTGTGCGACGGTGAGGAGTAGAACCGATACTATATTTGGCTACAAGATCCCAATTATCCTTCTCACTATGCTTAATGATCTTGATTTTACCCATCGGTTCGCGGTCTTCCACTTGCTCAGGATTGACAACTTTCAACAGCCCCCAATCTTCTAACAGCTTGGCAACTGTATTACGGCGGCGAACATCTTGTTGATTCAACGTACTATCTTTACCATCCAGATAGAACATTTCCTTAAAATGAACGATATAATACTTACCTTGTTTATGTAAAATGTGGCAGCTTTGATAAAGAGTTGGTTCACGCTTAGAAGGAATTCCAATTCGCGTCAATGTTTCACGCACCTTTAAAAAGGAATCCTCGTTCTCAAGTTCTACTTCTACCATATCATCCTTACTCCAATTAACTGTTGCATCTTGTGACATTATGCCCTTCCTCCTGTAAACATCTTAGATTTAATATCTTCAATTTCATCATCATCTAGTATTTGCATTGCTTCAAATGTTCGTTCGTCGTTATATCCAAACCATTCTTTTATCGCATAAAAACCATCCTCTTTTGTTATTTTAGGTGTTTTTGCAAATCGGTTTTTAGGGCGGATTGCGTGTATTAGATAATCATAATGTTGCTGTTTCGTTATATTGGGAAATTTATTAACTTCTTGAACTAAAAGAACCGTATCCAAAAAATTTGATAATATCCTATTAATTATATAAGGAGAATAGTCAGATTCGGAACTAGGATCTTCCCTTAGAAGATTTCTCTTCTCCTTATTCAAGTCTTTTAAATAATCTCCTAACTTATATCCCATATTATACCCTTATAAAAATTCTATTTCAAACATAATCGTTGTTAGGGTTGCTACGATGGAAATTTCCTTATCTACCGCTTGAGTATATTCTAACTGCCCTTGATTTAACAAAAGAACAAAATTAGGAATATATTCTTTTTGAACAATATCATAAGCATATTTATAAAGGCGACTATATAGCTTATATCCATCCATAGAAGAATATTGAGCAGCCACCCAATTTCTCATTTTAGTAAATTCTTTTTCTTTTAGCAACCCCACCAATTCTTTAACATTCATATCCCCGCTTGATTCTAAAAGACCAACATCAATCTCTTTATTGTATTTTGAATACTTTTGAAGTTCATTCAGAATCTTACGAAAATCAGGAAACAATTCATTTATAAATTGAGCTAACGTCCTTTTATCATAAGTAATATCATTTTCATCAAGAATATTCAATGCTCTTTTATGAAACTCAGCCATCAATTTAGGCTTTTCATCATTTGAAAAATGAAAATCTACATTCGAAAGTCGAGATTGTAATGGCGTTATAATTTTATTTTTGAAATTGCAAGTGAGAATAAATCGGCAATTATTGGAATACTCTTCAATAAAAGCTCTTAAAGCAGGTTGAGTAGAATTTGCATTTAAATAATCTGCTTCATCTAACACAACAATTTTTTGTGAATCATACATACTCACAGTAGATGCAAATTGTTTAATCTTATTCCGAAGCGTATCAATACCACTTTCATCCGAAGCATTGATAAACAACATATCTGCATCGAGTTCATTAACAATAGCTCTAGCAGCCGTTGTTTTGCCTAATCCTTGCATTCCAGAAAATAATAAATTTGGAACATCTTCACTATTAATAATTTCTTGAATAGTTTGTTTTAATCTTTCTGGAAGAGTGCATTCATTTATTGTATTTGGTCGATAATCTTCTACCCATAAGGTCATTTATTACATTTCCTTCTTAGAAGTTCAAAAACCCTTATATTTTCAATTTTTGTTTTTAGGGGTATTACCACCTACCCATAAGTCTAATAATTTAACACAGGAGCATTTTGAAAGCCTCATACCCATTTAATCCTTTTCCAACGCAACATAATAAACCAATCCTTGGTTGTTATCCGTAAATCTAGTAATACCTGATAAAGAAATTTCAAGCTTGTAATTTCCTGGCATCATTTTTAAATTTTCAGCCTTGATTCGTGCCTCAAACTCTTCACCACTATAATCATCATCAATAACCATGTCAAAATCATTGCTACTAGAATTTTGACTATCGGTAGCTTTCATAATGACACCATAATCTGTAGAAGTTAATACAATATCTCCTAAACCCATTACACCAGAAGCTTTCAAAATCTGTTGAAGGTCTTCTTGTTTTAAAGAAACTTCAACATCAGATCCAGGGAAGTTAATATTCTTTTTTGGATATGTAAGAATTGATTCATCTGCAAAAAAGTATCGGCTCTTAGAACTTCCATTCTCTTCCTTAATCTCAACATAATTATATTGATAAGTCAATACAGGAGATTTAAATAAAGAAAGAGTTGAAAGAAGTTCATTTAAATCATATATACCAAATTTTTGTGGAAAGTCTTCTTCAACATTAGCCGTAGCCATTATATTTTGAGCCGTTGATATTGTTTTTAACTCTTTTCCAGGATGAACAAGAATACCTTGATTAATCTGAGAAAAGTTTTTCAAAACCTTGACAGTATGTTCAGATAACTTCATTTCAACTCCTTTATCTATTTGTTTTGAATTATAAAAAGGGTAAAAGAAACATTTTACCCTTATATTGTATCAATTTTACATAAAATCAACAATTTCAAATCTTTTCACATACTTATAAACACTATCATCTGTTAATAATTTTAAAGTATCAGATATTTCAGTTTCTTGTACTTCAGAAATAATAAATTGTTCATCTGTTTTAAAACGAACATTAATATATCCATCCGCTTCAATAAGTTCTTGCATTGCATAAACTAATTGTTCATAACCCATTCTATTAATTACATAAGAATTAAATTCTCCATAAGAATCAACCATATTATCTATGTCAAAATAACTTATAGAAGATTCTTGTTTTTCCTGAACCACTTCATTCATTTCATTCGATGAAACAAGACTAGAATTAGAACCATGCCTTTCTGTAAAGTTTTCTGGTAAATGACTACCTGTTACATCTTCCATAACCTCATATCGACAGCAACGAACCTTCGCATTATTATAATCATATGGAACGCTTACAACATCTCGCGGATTAACTTTTACACAAACAACACGATTGTTTGCTATAGAATTAAAATGCGGAAGATAATCTTGTGAACAAAAATGCAATCCTTTACTACAAGTTTTTCGAGAATCATCATCAACTTTAGAACGATCCTCAGTAATTATTGAACCTGGAGAATTATCAAATTCCCCACTATGGATATCCGTATAATCATCACGAACCTTTTTATAAGCCAGCAAATGCCCATCCGAAGTAATAGGCAAATTATTATGTTCCATAAACCTATATAAATCTTCTCTTGACTTATAAGAAGGATTCTCCATCAAATTTTCCATAAATTGAACCAAAGGATCAGCATTAAAACCCGAACTAAGCATTTTCATAATGCGATCTGTAAGGGATCCGTTTAATTCTTCTCCTTGATAATAAAGAGAATCACCATCAAAAGTAATTTTTTCTGTCAATTTCTGACTATCATTAACCCATTCTTTCGGATCAAGCATTTGTGCAGCTTTTTCAAATTCTTCTTGACGAACAGCCTCGACAACCGAGGCAAACAATTCATGAGAAGAATCCATAGTAAGCATTCGACCATTAACATACATACTAACAGAATTATTCGTCAAAGTATATGGATACATTATACTACTCCTTTAATTGGGGTTCAACTATATTAAGAAATTCCTGTACATCATTTGTATTTTTAAGATTTGGTTTGTCTATATATTTCCATATAGGATTTTTATTCTCGAATTCTCTAACAAGATAGTTATATTTTCCTTGAATCTCAATATTAAATTTGCTCGATAACAATTCAGCAATTCTCTTACCATTGTATAAATTATATGTATCGGATAAAAATATTTCTTGTATCTTTCTCAAATAAGAATTCTTAACAGAAACATTTTTCTTTAAAAATGAAAAATCAGTGTATAATGTTGAATAGTTACGAATAAAAAACGATCTTTCTAGTTTATCAATATCAATATCATTTTGAATCTTCATCATCGCTGTTCAGAATATGGAATTCCTTCTTATATTGAAAGATCCCGCTCCGGGAATGGCAGACATCTATGGATATTTTTTGAAGATCCTGTACCGGCTGAGCAAAGCAGAAAGTTGATGTTCGAGATGTTAAGAATAGCAAAGATTGTTTCTCATTTTGAAAAAGAACCAAGTTTTGATCGACTTTTTCCTAACCAGAATTTCCATTCAGGTAAAGGTTTCGGAAATTTAATCGCGTTGCCTTTATATGGAGAATCAGTAAAGAGTCAAAATTCAGTGTTCCTTGAACCACAGAGTATGGAACCATACAGTGATCAATGGGAGTTCCTTGAAAATATTGAGAAAATTTCCAATCAGCGTTTTAAAGAAATCTATGAAAACATTTTTGAAGAAAAGCCTCAGGACAAAATATTTTCATCCCTTAAGTCCGGCTAACCAATTGAACTGGAATTGTTCATTAAAAACCAGATATTTTTAAAGAAGTATCAGCTAAGCAGAGAACTTATTACTTTTATTCGTGAACAACTCAATTTTTTTAATTCCGATTACCTA